GTTCTGGACACCTTTCCCCGGCCTGCGAACTATGATGCTATGCTGAATCTTAATAAGATGCTCATGGACATCCGTCTGCGGACCATCAGCATCGATATCAACCCAATTAAACATCTTTTGAGTAGTGTCCGCGGAATGAACTTTCGGCGCACACTGCAAGCTGTCAATCATGTGTGCGATTATAACCCATGGGGCACGATCACAGGGCGTCTATCGACAAACCCAAACAGCCTGCCGATTCTCACGATGAACAAGGAGTTCCGCGCGTGTATTAAACCAAAGAACGACTACCTCGTCGAGCTTGATTTTAATGCGGCAGAACTACGGACGCTGTTAGCCCTCACTGGTGCAGAACAGCCCAAGAACGATATTCATGACTGGAATGTCAAGAACGTTTTCGGCGGTTATCTGACCCGAGAAGAAGCCAAAGTGAAAACCTTCGCGTGGTTGTACTCTAATAAGGAAAACAAGGACTTAGGGGACCTTTACAGCAAGGACCTGGTACGAAATAAGTACTGGGACGGATCCAGAATTACGACAGATTATGGCAGAGTGATAGAGAACGTAGACGAGCACCATGCTCTCAATTACATCGTTCAAAGCACCACAATCGATATGGTGCATGAACAGGCTTACAAGGTCTATGAGCTTTTGAAGGGCACGAAGAGTCACATCGCATTTCTCATTCACGACGCTGTGTACATTGATCTCGCCGGCGAAGATCGAAATGAGTTGCTGAATTTGCTTGACACCTTCAGAAAAACACGTTATAATCTATTCAAGGTTAACGTCTCCGCTGGAAAGAACCTCGGAGAGATGAAGGAATTAAAACTATGAATGAAAGAGACAACGTAATAAGCATGGAGGACTATAAGAAGAAGAAGTCTCGTGAAGCTGTCATACTTTATGAGTATGAAGACTGCGAGGCTTGGAATCGGCCCGCACCCCATCCGACACCGGAGCAGATACTCAGCCTGATCGAGGCTAGCACTCCCCTCCGATCCCGCGTACATGTAAAGGCCCCACAGCCAAAGCCGTGGTACCACTGGTACACGGAGCAGCGATGAACAAGATTTACCAGAAGTTAGTCAGGGATCGTATCCCCGAGATCATCGAGAAGGACGGAAAGGAATTCTCGGTGCACCAAGTAAAGGGCGATCTCCTCAAGGACTACTCCATGAAGAAGCTTCAAGAGGAAGTCCAGGAGTTCGTCGAGAACCCGTGTGCCGAAGAGGCCGCAGACATTATGGAGATCTTTCATTTTATCTGCCATCGCATGGGCATCAAAGACAGCGAAATTATGGCCCAAACGACCTCGAAGCGCATTATACGCGGCGGGTTTGAAATGGGTTATATCTTGGAATGGGTTGCAGAAGAGTGAGGGTAATAGGTCTCGGATCCGCCGGCTGCAAGTTGGCAAAAGCATTTTCTAAATTTCCTCAATATGAGACGATTGGTATCGATATTCATGAGGATGCCACAATAACAATTAAAAAAAGAAACTCTCATGAGGAGTACGATGCTCACTTTCCTAATCTAAAGAAGAAGTTACGCTTTTCTAATGAGGATGTATTAGTGATCACAGCTGGATCCGGCCAGATATCAGGCGGAGCGCTTCGCCTTCTTGAACAACTAAAGAATAATAGGATATCATTGTTATATATTCAGTCAGACCTCTCGCTCATCAGCGAGGTGCAAAAGCGCCAAGATAAAATAGTAAAAAATGTCTTACAAGAGTATGCACGTAGCGGCCTCCTAGAAGTGATATATCTAATAGATGATCTCCGAGTACAACAGAGTATAGGAGAAATGTCCATCAGCGGGTACTATGATACCATCAATCAGGCGATTGTAAACACACTTCATATGGTAAATATTTTCAAACACAGCGAGCCCATTATAGGCAATTTTATAAATCCATCGGAAATTAGTCGAATTGCTACATTTGGGGTGGTAGACCTGGAAGAAGAGGGCAGCCAAGAAAATTGGTTTTATTCCTTGACAAGCGTTCGTGACATGGTATACTACTATGGTATTAATGAGGAAGACCTAAAGAATGATGGAACACTTTTTCGGAAGATCACAAACTTTGTGAAGTCGAAGGCAGAGAACAATGTTAGTGTATCATATGGTATATATCAAACCACCTATGATCAAAAATATTGTTATTGCATTCAATATTCATCTGTGGTACAATCATATACAGAACTAGACGATCAGGATATTAGCTGATCGTACTTTAACCCAACTATAAGGAGATAAAAATGGGTATCAATTTAGACAAGATGAGAGAAAAGCTCTCGTCACTACGCGGAGACGGAAACTCCTCAAATGACACATTCTGGCGACCTGAAGACGGGGACCAGACTATTAGAATCGTTCCGACAGCAGACGGCGATCCCTTCAAGGAGATGTGGTTTCATTACAACATCGAGAAGGGTGGCTTTCTATGTCCCAAACGCAACTACAGTGACGAATGTCCTGTATGTGAGTTCGCCTCACAGCTGTGGCGTGAGGGAGTCGATAACAACGACGAACACAGCAAGAAGACTGCAAAGTCCCTCTTTGTGAGGCAACGCTTCTTCAGCCCCGTGATGGTTCGCGGCACCGAAGAGAAGGGCGTCCGCATCTGGGGCTATGGCAAGACAGCCTACGAGAATCTACTGACTCTTGTGCTAAATCCGGAGTATGGTGATATCACTGACACCGAGACAGGTACCGATCTTGTTATGACTTATGGAAAGCCTCCGGGCGCTTCCTTTCCTCAGACGAAGCTCGTACCTCGTCGTCGGTCCTCCCCACTTTGTGAGGATATGACGCCCGACAAGTGCGCGGAGCTTCTCGACAGCATCCCAGAGTTCTCTGGGCTGTTCGAGCGAAAGACGACTACCGATGTACAGACAATTCTCGACACGTTCGTGAACTCTCAGGTCGACGACCCAGAGACGGTCAGTAGCGAGACCACAAAGTATGGTAACACCACCAAAGACGGTGAAGCAAGCGCTGTTGACGCAGCATTTGCAGAGCTTGGCGCTCTTTAATTATCCCCCCCACAGGGAGGCCTAGGGTTATCAGGGGCCTCACACTTATACACACACAGAGGAGAAAATTATGAGTGACAACACTAATAAGAGCGGATACGAACTCCGCACTGAATTGCTAGGAATGGCAATGGCTATCGTAAGTGAGCGCACAGCGCGATCTATCGAGAATGAATTTCTTAAGCCGGAGGGCCAGCGGGGTTCCGTCGACGCCTGGACGACTGAGGAAATTCTGACGGAAGCTGAGAAGCTTTACACCTTCGTTCAAAAGAAGTAATTTTTGACCCACAGGGAGGCACAGGGTTATCAGGTGCCTCACCATAGAAAGGAAGAGTTATGACAACTACTGATACAAATCGTTTAGAACAACTGATTACCATTCTCGAGGAAACTCGGGACGATCACACCAAGTTCTTTGGCACTGGAAACAATGCCGCAGGAACCCGTGTTCGTAAGGCAATGCAGGAAGTGAAGACGTTAGCACAGGAACTCCGCGTCGAGGTCCAAGAGACTAAGAACACGGACTAAACTCCGCCAGCCGCAGGGAGGCCCGGGGATACAGGGGTCTCAATTTATCACACAGAAAGGGAATTTTAAAATGGGTGATTTTATTAATAAGTTACGTGAGCTGGGCGTCGAAGACGACGGTAGCGTGACCTTGAGTTATAGTGAGGGCTGCGAAGTGTGGCACATCAATGATGGATACGTTCAGGAGAGTGTTGCTGAGACCAGCACTACTGCATTGCTTGCGGGCCTTCTGGTTTCAGGCGTTCCGGTTTATAGTAGGTACGCCAACGCGTCCGAGGGGAATGATATTCTCAACGAGATGCGAGCACAGGACGTCCTCGAAGACTATGAGCGCGGCGATGAGTGTTTTGAGGACTACATCACGGAGAAGTTGCAGGAGACCATCTACGATGGAGAGTACTCAGTCGAGCATTCTACAGAGCAGTATGATTACAAGCGCGGACGTTGCGACATCTCGACCGAGGTGAAGGTTCGTGCGGGTGATCTGTATGCTGCTGATGCCGCGACAGCAGGGCGCTTGCAGTTCTTTGATGCCAGTTCGTTTGTCCGAGGTTTCAACGTCTCTGTTGAAACCAAGAATGGCACACTAACACTGAACTAGTGCAGACTTTAGATTTACACGGTGAGAGATATGAAATGGTACAACAGACGGTCCACAGCTTTGTGTACAATAATGAACTACCAGTTCGTATCATCACCGGTAAATCTTCAGTAATGCGCAAAATAGTAGTTGACACGGTGGGACTTTTAGGGTATCATAGTCACTATGAAAGATTGATCAACGAAGGATCGCTGATCATAACTGAACAAGAATTTTGAAAGGAAATTAAATGATTGCTCGAATTAACCGAATGGCGCTAGTCGCCATCTTTGCCCTATTAATGGGATTTTTTATTACTTCTTCCGTGGGTTGCCCCGCAGGAGACGACGACGACAGTGCGTCGGATGACGATGACAGCTCTGCTGTTGACGACGACGACAGTGCTGTTACCGACGACGACGACAGCGCGGAGTAAGAAATGTGGCTGGCGATCGCCCTAGGCATTTTAACACTATATGTCTGGGACCTAAGTCGTCAGGTAAGAGAAATAAGTGAAGAAGTATCACGACTTCACAAAGACTTCATAGCCGAAGTTTATATGAGATACGGAGAAAATTATAATGGCAAAAAGTAAGTCAACAGCAGGCAAGATTTCAATTGATGGTCTGCGAACCTTAATCAACAAAACTTCGGGCGTGAATGTCGCCCACAATCTGAAGGAAGCAAATCCTACAGAAGTAAAAGAATGGATCCCCACCGGTTCTCGGTGGTTGGATTCTATTGTCTGTCGCGGTCAGCTTGGTGGCATACCAGTTGGCAAGTTCACGGAGATTGCCGGTCTTGAATCAACCGGTAAGTCTTTCATGGCCGCGCAGTGTGCAGCCAATGCCCAGAAAATGGGCATGACGGTGGTGTATATGGATTCAGAGTCAGCGATTGACCCAGGATTCCTGGAACGTACCGGATGTAATCTAGATGATCTGATCTATGTCCAGGCCCAATCGGTGGAACACGTTCTGGAAACAGTTGAAAGTGTCCTTAATTCGGGCACCGAACGAACCCTGTTTATCTGGGATTCGCTGGCTCTGACTCCTACCGTCTCCGATGTGGAGGGGGATTTCAATCCTCAATCCACGATGGCAATGAAGGCACGCATTCTCTCAAAGGGAATGTCTAAACTAACTATCCCGATTGCGAATACAAAGTCAGCCTTCCTGGTTCTTAATCAGTTGAAGACTAATATTCCACAGGGACCGAACGCACGCATCGTCGCAATGACGACACCCTATATTACACCAGGCGGAAAGGCTATGCATTATGTATATTCTCTGCGCATCTGGCTGACGGGGCGCAAGGCGAAGTCCGCTTTCATCGAGGATGAGAGTGGTTTCCGCATCGGTTCCGAGGTGAAGGTCAAGCTTGAGAAGTCTCGCTTCGGCACACAGGGACGCAACTGCGCGTTCAAGATTCTATGGGGCACCGAAGAGGTGGGTATCCAAGATGCCGAGAGTTGGTTGGAAGCAATCAAGGGCTCCGACAATCTGAAACAAGCCGGCGCTTGGTTTGCGCTGGTCCATAAGGACGGAAAAGAAGAGAAGTTCCAGACTGCTCATTGGATCGAAAAGCTTAAGGACAAGAAGTTCAAAACCCGGGTCCTTGAAGTCATGGATGAACAGATCATTCGTAAGTTTGACACTCGCGAAGGTAGTGCAGAGGATTTCTACGACGTAGATAAAGAATAAGACTATTTACTATACG